CGGCAATTTAACAGGAGTTTTTGTTTGTCAAAAATGGAAAGGAGAGCCAGGTGGCGTGATTGCAGAATGTCACGTTAACTGCCTGGTTGAAACAGATGCTCAGGCTTATGCAAACGCAGAATTCATAGCAGAGGCTAACCCAGCTACCGTACTGGCACTACTGGATGAACGGGAAAGAAACCAGCAATACATCAAACGCCGTGACCAGGAGAACGAGGATATTACGCTAACGGTAGGGAAGCTGCGTGTTGAGCTTGAAGCAGCAGAGAACAACCTTATTGATAGTGAATGCCATGTTGCTGAACTGGAAGAAGCGCTACGCGATAAGCAGGCGTTACTTGAAGCCTCAGAAAAGCGCAACGCAAAATTACAAAGCGAGAATGCATACATCCGCAACCGGTTCAAAGAACTGGACCTATTAATGGGGAAAAACATTCTGGTCATGCAGGCTGCCATTATCGAATGGCAGGCAACTGGCGACGCTAAGAGCGGACTAGCATGGATTTATAACACACTGTTTGGCCCTGGCGAATTACCGGACGAATCTGAGAAAGATGCTCAGGCCTACTTTAATCGCAAATATGCACCGATTGACGAAAAGCTTATGGCGCTTCACAAGTGGTTTTGGGAACAAAGTGAAGCCGAGCGCGCCGCTGGCATTGGCATCAAAGGAGAGTGATATGAGCACTATCACTAAAGAACGTATCGAATTGTTCATTAAATCCCCGCTTGAAAACGGGCTTACCCGTGGCGAACAAATGGAACTGGCACGAATTGCACTGGCATCGCTGGAAGCAGAGCCTGTAAGCCAAGCTTACAACTTGGCAGAATTAATCGAAGGCATGGAAGTTTCCATTGATGTAAGCACTTGTGATGCTGATTTAGGTAATCGCTATTTCGGCACCGTCACCGAGGCGTTAGAACTTGATACAGCCAAGAATGGTTACATCCTCCTGGTTCAGGACGCAGAGCCAAACTTCGATGTAAATGGCAACTCTCCGGTAACTCCGGATAGCTGGATCTCCCGCTTCGAAGAAATGCCGGATCCGTCTAGCGAAAGGCGCGTGTGTGCGTTCACACCTACCAACCATGAAGATATGCGCTACCGCTTCGTGCCCGCCTCGCTCTTTAAGACAGTTTGCAGAGACGCGACCCACTGGTTTTATATGCTTCCGCCAGTAGGGCGGGAGGAGGTTGCAGGTGGC